AGAGGAGAGGAATCTTCCTCTACTTCATCAACTTCTTCAGCGTCCTCGTCAACGATGGGATCATCGTCTGTGAGTCCTTCTGTGTCTTCATTACTTTCTTGGGTAGCTTCTTCAGGTGTTAAACCTAAAACATCATCCGCCAAAGCATCAAAGTCAAAGTCTGAAACTTGCGACTCATCCGACTGGGTAGCTTCGCTTTTTTGTTCTGACATATAGTCTCCTATTATAGGAGGGTCTATTTAAACCCTCTCAATCAATCATCAAATAGTTCTTAAATAGAACCTCTTATTTCTTACCTTTACATTTATCACCGTGCCATCTACCATAAGTTAACTTTGTTAACCCAGTTTGACCACAATGTTCACATGTAACTGAACCTTCTTGCACAGCCTCTTTCTTCGCTGGTTTTGCTTTAGCATTAAGCCTTTGCATTGCAAGAATGTTTTCTTTAGCTGTAATTAAGTTGTTAAGCTCAGAAGCTTGAGCACCTAGCCCACGCCCTAAAGCAATCGTACTTAATACAGAACTTATACTAGACTCAATTCTAGTTAGCGCTTTCACCTCTACATCAATCATCATTCATCATCCTTTTCACGAGCTTTATTGTTTTTAGCAGTAATTGAGCGCTCGATGTTCTTCATCACTGCTCCTTGACTAATTGCTAACTTATAGAGAAACTCTCTCGATTCTGTTTCAAAGTGCTTAGTTTCTAGCCACTGTGTAAACAGTTGATTGAGAATATCCTCAGTCACCATAGTCATGGTATCTTTTATTTCATCACATTGGTAGCCTTTAGTCAAGGTCCTTTGTGCATCATCATAAACCGATACCTTTTTTGGTTTGCCATCAGGGTCTTTCTTATAACCCTGCTGTCTATTGTATTTTTGTGTCATCTATCTCTCATCATTGTTGTTGTCCACCCATCATTGCTGACGGATCCAGTCCTGCTTGCTCTGCCATCTGCATAGCTTGTTCAGGGTTTTCTATAGCGGCTTGAGCTAATTGCTCTCCTTGTTGTTGTATCTTAGCCTCCTCCTTCTCGTCTTGATCAGTGTCCTGGTACAGTTCTCTAAAGCTTACAGGGCTAACGTTAGGAACTCTCGCTCCTTCAGTGCCTTCTGCTTTAATAACTATCTCAGCCCACTTACGATTAGACTCATCTTCAGCTTCTAATAACTGACGCTTATTATCAATCTTTTTATTATCAACTTCAGCTTTAATAAAACTAATGTTAGCAATAGCTGTATCGTTTTCAATTCTAGCCCTTTCCATCTCGTTCTGTTTAACAGTTTCAGCTATATTGTTTGCCTCTTGTTGCTTCTTCTGAATCTGCTGTTGAGACTCTTCATTGGCAGGATCTACTAAGTATCTAGTAGGATCTAGACCCATGTTTGCCACAATATCAGTTGCAAGATTAAAAGCAGCTTGAGGGTTTATATAAGCAGCCGCTTCTGGATCGCTAGCCATCATAGGTAGTAACTCAGCCATTTGGTTAAGTTTCATACTCATATTTGTATTTGAGTTTTCACCTAAGTTAGCTTGAATTTCTAAATCCATGTTGGCAGGCATCATTTGAAGCTCTTCAGTTGTTAATGAAGCATAACCCTTGTCTGTTTTGTAACGCATTGGATTTTTAAGGTTAGTCCTCATTTCCTTCAATACGCCACGACATAAGTCCTTAATGCCACTTTCAACAAATCTCCTGCCGATATGCTCAACACGAATCTGAGCGGAGTTTTGAGCATTGCCCATCTTCTGTTCAGAGTTACCTGAAACAAACAATGTATCATTTAATCCCATTGCAGTCTTAGTAAGACCAGTAGATTGTTCTTTTTGCAATCCTAAGAACTCAAGCATAGCTCCAGTTCCTGGACTAACTTGTTCAGGAGTAATCTGTTGAATGGCATTCGCAGGAGAACCATTAGTAGCAATAATCTGCTTAGGCAATGGATTTTGTAATGCAGCAAAGTCAACAACGTTAGGATCTGCCAACGTTCTTCCATAGTTACCGAAGTAAACATTCTCAACGAATCCACGCATAATAGCTGTAGTAGCTTGCGTCTGCGGGCGAGCCATATCAAGTAAAGACAAGCCATAAAATTCATGAGGAATTTCAACTGGATTAAGCATCGCAATTGGGATATAAGAACTATCCTCTTCTTCAAGAATTGTATTTCCAGCTTTAATAACATGCTTTAATTCAGCAATACCATCACCGTCACGATCAGAACGAATCCAACATTCAACAACAGTAATAGATATATTAGCCTCATCTTCTTCGTCATCAGAGTTTATCCAGTTATCTTGTCCAGCTGATTGCTTACGAGCATAAGACTCTAAAGACCATTCAGAATCTCTGAAAGAAGCCTCTTCACCTATCTCAGACAAATCGCCATTAAAGTCAGGCCAATTCCTTCTGATGTCAGAATGTGTCATATCTGTAACCAAGCCAACAAATTTAGCCTCGGTTATAGATTCTGCACCCTTGTCGATTAAGAAAGACTCAGGTGGAATGTTTGTGATCTTAACGCCTGATTTATCAATCTTGCGTCTTAGTCTAACATTCTCATAAGTGATAGCATTCCTATCCTCTGGATTGAAGAACTCTTCATCCTGAAGCTGAAGGTCGCCAACAATTTCTACATTTGAGTCTGCCAAGATTTGATCTAGTACAGCCTCTTGAATTGTATCGTACTCTTCAACTTCGTAATCGAAGTTTTCTTCCCAACCCCAGGTTAGCGCACTGTTACCGAATACAACTGCGGACTTAATCCAAGTCTCTAACTTCGTCCAACCATCTGGATTCGAGTTAAATAAACAGTAATTTACTACGTCCGAAGCAATCTGGGAGGCTTTAACATGTGCCACTTCATTGCTGTACGGAGTGAATAATGCTAACTTATTGTTATCAAGTAGTAACTTAGTTAACAGTGCGGTGTAACCCTCTGCAACTTCTGCAGAATCTGATGAAACAATCTTAGACACACCTTGTGGAACTAAGTCCCCTTTAGGCTCTAAGCACATTTCGTAAATTGAATTCTCTCTTCTTTTTGATGCATCCGATGAACCCGTATAACCGCCTGAGGCGTTACGGATATTTCTGTCAATCGCATCGATCAACATGTCGTCATCTACTTTCTCTATTTTATTCTTTCTCATTCGCGCTCTCTCTATTTAAGCGGATAGCGGCCCTCTAAGATTTCCCATAGCAAAACCGTTTCCGTATTTATTCATTCTATTATTATCCATCCAAAGCTTAATAGCTTCGTATGTTTCTGGTCTAATCCTAGCACCACCACCAATACCTTTATTTACAGAAGGGTAAGTTAGCTGAGTACCTACTGGTACCCCATACTTCTTAGCCTGTTCCTCATTAGCCCCTATGTATTTATTATAAATTTTACCATCATCGTTAAACCTAACTGCAGGGTCTAAATCTTTCATAGCACCATAAGTAGTAATAGCTCTTGCTAATATTTCTTCAGGATCCATCGAATAAGGCTCTCTCGAAGAAATCGCACCCCCCGCCATAGAATCAAAATTAAGTAAGTCATCAGCTAGAATCCTCCCCATTGCACCGCCCATATATTTCTTTAATTCAGGACGTTGTTGGTTCATAGGGTCATTAGCAAATTGATTGGTAAAGAAGTTTACTCTATCATTATAATCAGGGTGTGCTACATACTGTGGTTTGTATTTTAACCAACCACCATCATTACCAATCTGATAACCAGTTACTCCCTTATTAGTACTTATATCCCAATCCCTAACACCACCATCTGACATTAAGCTTCTGAAGTGGGGGCTTAACCTGTGTACTCCTTCATGTTCAAAATAATTTGGATCAATGGGTGTCTTATCATTAAGAATAATGCTAGGCCTGTCATTGACTCCAAGACCAAAACCAGTTTTAGCCCCCGTTCTTTCAGGAAGTGATCTAAAATTATAAGTAGGGGTTATGGTATTTCTAGCTGGGTTTCTATCCTCTCCTAAAGCAAAAGCACTAGGCTTTACATTCCAGATAGAAGCACTTCTTTCTAAAGCACTCTTTAATTCTTCTTCTCTTTCATCCATATATAGACCAGGAACTACTTGCATCTGAGGGAAAACATTGTTCTCATTTGTCAAATAAGTAGTATCAGGCATGTTTAACAAGCCTTCTTTTGGTCCGTAGTTCCCAGGCTCAGGGTCTACGCTGTCACTAAATAAACTATCAAACCAACTCATAATATTCTCCCTTAAAGCCACTTAGTATCTGGGGTTTGATACTGAGAATTAATCTCTCCCCAACTAAAGGTTTGGTTAGTTAATGAATGACCATGTGTACGATAAGCCTCACAAGTAATTGCTAAACTCATAACCATGTCATCATGATGTCCTACTGAAGCCTCTGCTTTTCCATTTGGTGTGATAATAAAATTTCTTAATTCTTCTATTATCAAACTACTAGGAATCGCTATATCTTCATCTTCAATCATTCTTCTTAAATTAGAAATAATTGGAGCTCTTGTTGCTGAAGTTGTCTTAAATCCAAGATGGTTAATACTATCTGGAACTGTATTAGCAGTCTTTCTTTGTTGATATATATTCGGATAATTCATACCAAATAACTGCTGAACAGTTGCTACACCGATTGAGTTTGCCTCAGGGCAAATCAAAGCATTGTTAAACCACCTACCTAAGTAAAAAAGAATTTTTCCATACCTTACAGGATCCGTTCTATTACTTCTATAAATAGCTACAACTTCCCTATCTTTCGTCATTACTGTTGCTACCGAATAGTCCCCTTTCACACCTAAAGCGACATCTGCACCTATTAGATACTTCATGTCCCTTTTGGGGGCTTGCCACAAAGATAAGTTGCCTTCACTTGATTCGTCAAAGGCTGAGTAGTCATCGTTATACTCTCGGACGCTTTCAGGATCATAAGGCACATACCTGTCAAGGGTTTCTTTACTGAATACAGAACTACCACTTTGTAAGAAGCTTTCTTCAGCTGTAAAAGGATACTCCTGCTTAAACATCGCTGTGGATGTCTCTGCAATCTTAATCCTTCTCCAGAAGATCTGCTCGTTATCTAATGCCCATCTTTCCTTTAGCCTAACCTCATCGGGAGTTAATTCGACATTGTCGGGACACTTAAGCCTGTACTCATCTTGTAGATACCAAGGCACAAACAAAGGAGTAAAGTTACCTTCCCCTTTCTCAGCTTTATTCCATAGGTCGTAATAAACACCTTGAGCACCGTTAGAGGTGCTATTGATGATAATAATACTACCTTTAGTGAGCGCTACAGACTGGAATAGTCCAGCCATAACCTTATCAGCATTCTGGAAGAAAGCCGTTTCATCACAAAGCAATGCAGTATTAGTTGTACCTCTTCCTGGGTTATCTGCTCCTGCAGTGAACAATCTAAATTTAGAATCATTCTCCTTAAAGACCATTTCCCTCTTATTCGATACCCCTAACTTTGGCTTAATATTCTCAGGAAGATTCTCCCAGAATGTCTTACTCATACTGAAAATACTCTCAGTTGTTGGCTTATCAAGACTAATAATTACAGCTCTCGTATTCTTAAAAAATAGAGTCCTGTGAAAGATTAATGCTGAACTAATAGTTGAGAACCCTGCCTGACGATACTTACTGATAATCATTCGGACATATCCGATTTCTTTCATCTGCTTAATATACTCATCAACAACAACCTCTTGGGCTTTGTTAACTTTCAGATGAATAAGACCCTTATCAGCATCCTTAGGATAGATCATTAAAGATTCTTCAATAAAAGCCTTTGGATCTACCTTCCATCTTTTCCAGGTTTTTCTTTTTTCTAATTCTTCTAACAGCTCAGAAGCTTCATATTCTTTCTTCATTTCTTTTTATTTTTAGATCCCTTAGGTCTACCAGGCCCTCTCTTCTTTGTAATACCTTTCTTTAAAAATGCAATGATGTCTTTCATCAAATCAATCAGCTTTTGCATCTGTTACCTCCTTAGTCGTTAACAATCTTAAACAGTCTTTCCTTAATTTCTTGTTGAGTTAGGTCCTCAATAGGTGCTTGCTTATTAGCTTCTTTAGCATCCATAGTGGGTTCAATATATTTATTAGCTTCCTTAACGCATTCCAAGGCAATCTTTAACCCTGTCATCGTATCCTCTCGGAGAGCCTTCTCAGCAATAGCTGCCAACATCTCTCCATTACTCATCAACCTATCGTTAAGATCAGCAAAGGCCTCAGATACAGTAGGCCCAGTATTCTTATTTTTATTTTTAGAGCCTTTGGGTCTTCCTGCTGGATTCCCACTTACCCCTGGCTTAAACTGAGTAGCCTTACCAGACTCAGCAATACTTAAACTACCAAGAGACTGTTTACTCTTCATAGGGATAGTCTCGGCATTCGGATTCTTGGCAAGCAAAACCTTGTTCAGCTTCTTGCTTACCTTGTCTTCTTTTACTTTACTAATAGCCATATAGCTCCTTTGTGGTCTGTGTGTTTGTGATTATAGCCTGTGTGTTATCTGTGTGCAAAGTTTAGAAAACTACAAGGTTATCGTCTGTGGGTGATATATATATACTCCCCCGCCCAATAGTATTCGCAACCCCCCCCTTAGTCCAGGAAGACACGATGTGTCTTCTAGGTAGAATCAATTCAGATTCGTAATGCCAAGGAGGCAATCATGATAACACAGAAACAAGAAAGTCTATTCATACAGAAAGCAAGAGCTAGATCAGCGTTCAATGACACTAAGTGTCAACAACATGTCCGTGACTACCAGCAGTTAACATACACACTGGAAGACAATGTTATTACAAGGGTGTTGTTCTCGCACCCATGTCCGTCACTTGATTGTGATTACAAGCTTGAAGCTAGCACTAGCTTCTTATTCAACTTCGATTCACACCAAGATAACTCTTGGGAAATTATTATTTAACCTGGCTATTGGCCATTCTTAAGTCGAAACACCTTCGGGTG